AACTATGCGTTGGATAAGCTAAAAATAGTTGCTTGTGTTTGATTAACGCATGGGTACAAGGTTCTGCATTACCTTGTTTCCATGGACAGCTACACAAGTAGTCGAATTTATCCGTTATTTAGCGGAGGAGTGACGTCCACAAAAATAGCACTGTTATGTTGTCGATTGATGTACCGCACATAATATAAAATAAATTACATTTCTATTTATAAAACAATTACTGAAGAGGATGTAGACCTCATTATAAAAAATACGAACAAAATTAATAATTCATTAAAAACTGTATACCCTTTAGATGTTAATGCTGAACTCAAAATGGTTATGAAACTAAGAGATCGGAATAAGGAATTGAGACAAAAGTTGGACAAGAAATATCGTCATGTTTGCCAATTAGAAAGGCGTATCCAGTACCTAGAGTCCATGATCTTTGAGTCTCAATCTGGAGTTGTTTCAGACTCTCAGCCCGATCCAGGCATAACTGAGGAAGAGATGGCTCCTATATCTAGTCAGCAGATCACTGCTTTTGCTGATCAAGATGCTGGTTGGACCACAAGGAAGGAAGGCACCTATGATCCTACAATGGATCTTGCATTTTCTACCAATAGTACTCTGGGTGATTTTCTTGGGCGTCCTATTAGACAGTCTGCTCAGACTTGGATAGTGGGACAACCATTTTTCTATCAGTTTAACCCTTGGCATGCATTTTGTGAAAATGAGTATGTCCGAGATAAAATTAAAAACTACGAGTTGCTTCGTATGAAGTTACATGTAAAATTTGTGATCTCAGGTACCAAATTTCATTATGGTAGGGCATTAGTAGCCTATAATCCATACACAGGGGGTGATCAAATTACTAATTCTCGACAGAGTGTACAGCAGGATCTGATTCAGTTGTCACAAAAACCTCATATCTTCCTCAATCCGACGAAGAACACAGGCGGACAACTAGACTTGCCCTTTTTCTACCCTAAGAATTATATGAGTATTCCTGACGCCGATTGGACTGAGATGGGACTCATCACTATTTCGTCTTTTGGGAATCTTTTGCATGCCAATGATGGCCTTGATTATGTAACTATCACTCCATTTATCTGGGCTGAGGATGTTGTGTTGACTGTGCCTACCAGCTCTGATCCTCCTTTATCTCTCACTTCTCAAAGTGGAAGGAGAAATGGGCGTCGTTCAGCTGCAGACACAAAAAACACCATAAATGCACAAGACGAGTATGGGCAAGGAATTATATCTAAGCCAGCAGCCGCAGTTGCGAAAGCAGCAGGAGCTTTGACGGATTTGCCAATTATTGGTCCATATATGACTGCTACGCAAATTGGTGCTAATGCAACTAGCCGTGTGGCTCAAATGTTTGGGTATTCTCGTCCGAATATTGTTACAGATATTATTCAGACTAAGCCATCTCCAACTGGAAATATGGCTAATACTGATGCTGCCGATGGTGCAATGAAATTGACTTTGGATAGTAAGGCAGAATTAACTGTTGACTCACGAACTGTTGGATTGGACGGTACTGATGAGATGGGTATTCTTGATTATTGCAAGCGAGAATCTTTTCTAACACAGTTCACTTGGAATCCAGATGTCGGCCCCGATCAATTATTGTGGAATACTCGTGTGTGTCCAATGCAATTGGATAATTATAATAATGAGATCCACATGACACCGTTGGCTCATATGTCCACAGTTTTCAATTATTGGCAGGGATCTTTGAAGTTCCGTTTTCAGGTGGTGAAAAGTGACTTCCATAAAGGCCGTTTATTGGTTAGATGGGATCCTAATGCTAATTCATCTAATATTAATTATAACACGAATTACTCACGTGTTGTAGATATTGCTGAAACTGATGATTTCGAGATTGTTGTTGGTTGGGGTCAATCGCAACCCTTTTTGCCCTGCGGATCTCCTTTTGATACCGGTTCCAATTTCTCATCGGGACAGAGATTGTTACCGAATGAGACTAGCAATGGTATGTTGGAGTTGGCAGTATTAAATGACTTGGTTTGTCCTGGCATTGATGCACCAATTACCATCAATGTGTTTGTGTCAGCTTGTGATGATTATAAGTTGGCTGCGCCATCTAACGAGTTGCTTATCAATTATCACCTTTTTAGTGATGGTGACACTCGTGCCGACCCTTCAGATGTGAAGAAGTTCCCATATGATGAGAAGGAAGTTCTAGAATCACAGAGTTCTAGTCCAAATGTAGAAACTGGTGATACGACAGCCTCTGATAAGCCCACTTCCCCATCTGAGCTTGCAGTCATTGGGTCTAAGTCTGATCAAGACGATCCCACCTATTCCGTATTCTTTGGAGATCCACCCTGTTCAATTCGTGAATTGTGCAAACGATACACATTTACGCGATTTTGGTGGCCTGTAAATGCAAATGGGAATTCTTGTAGGATGACTGAATTGACAAATAAAGACATGCCATATCATACCGGAACCGATAGCGGCGGTATTGACGAAGCCATATCTAGTGGTCAAATTACAGTTGGACCTACTGCTTTCTCCTCATGGTTTGCTCCTTGTTATGCAGGTTATCGTGGGGGATATAGGAAGAAGTACATTTATTATGGTAGTGACTCTCCTGTTACTCCATTAGTCATGCGACGAGGACCAATTAATTCTGGCAATGGTGCTTTTGTTTCACACGAGTTTCCTTTGAATGCGCCTGTCAACTACATTCAGAAAATGATGAGTCGGTGGGCAGGCGCTTATACTGGAAATGGGGCAGCAGCAACTAGTACATTTGTCAATAATACAATCGAAGTTGAACTTCCATTCTATAGGGAAAAGAGGTTTTCTTCCCCACGTATCATTACTGCGCAGAATTTGGATTGTAACTCACATACTGTTATATCTCCTTCTTTGGAAGTTGGAGATGGTAGTTCGATTCGTAATCACCCATTTCAGCAGTTTGATGCTGTGGCTGAGGATTGGACTTTGTTCTTTTTCACTGGGGTTCCGCGTTATTGGCAATATGATGTGACTGAAAATTCTTAAATCATTATGCCATTTACTACATAATTTATATAAATTCACTCAAGTTTGTAAGAATTCGATTGGGTGTCTTAGAAAGAATTCGTTAATATTCATGCAACTATGGAAACATAGGTATGAGTATAATCGTGCGAGCGACCCGCACGTCACATGTTAGCGCATGTAGGAGACATTTCTCGGCTCCCAATAGGAGCCATCTGGTATTTTGCCTTGAGGAGTGTCTCAAGGTTTTTAGCTAGGTGGCAACTTTAAGAGTCAGAAGGTCTCGCCTGTACATATGGTCAACCTTGGTTTTTTATTCTACGTTCT